TCTTTGCTGCGTTTGCAAAATCTTGAGAGCTTGGTGCACCTTTGTCACCTTTCTTTCTCATTTTGCGTCCTGACTTTCTTTTCTTATGTATGTTTGCGTACAGACTCATCAAGGTCTCCTTAGCTTCTTCTTATAGTTTGACACATTTTTTACTTTCTTTTTAGTTCTTTTAGCCATTCAACATCTTCTCTTTAAGCCTTACTGCTCGGTCTCCAACTTGAGTAGCCCACTTACTGTCCATCATTTCTGCGGCCGCTGTTTCCCAGTTTTCGTCTTTTGCTGCGGCTAAAAACTTTTTAAACTTACTCAGTCTAGGATAGCCTAAGTTAAAACACATGTTAGCCAATACACGTTGCCTTGTATCGTTTAAGCCACGCCACCATTGCAAATTCTTATCTAGTTCTTTGCATACTATGTCCACGTCTGCATTTAAACAATCTTTAACTCTTTGTTCTGATACAGGGGTTCCCAAAGGCTGTCCCCACTCTTCATCACTTTCTGTAATTAAATGACCTACACCAAAAGTAGCGAATCCAAGATGGTCATTATAAATCTCATGAATAATGCCCTCATCTAACATAAGCTCTTCTAATAACTTAACTCTGTCCATCATATTGTTATTGTTGTTGCTCCACCTGTTGATACTGTAATTTTGCCTAAAGAAGCAACGCCTTCTACTCCGAACTGTTCTCCCTCGTAAAGTGTTATCCATTGCTCACCATTCCATAGTTGTAACTCTTGTGCAGTTAAGTTCCATATAATATCACCCTGTTGAAATTGGTTTTCATTACGCTGTGTTTCATTAACTGAAAGAGTGGAGTCTATATCTACTTTACCTAGACTAAGTTCTAGCACCCTAACCAATCTATTAAATGTTTCAGGAGATATTTCGCCTATGGCTATTGGAAGTCTTGTTTCTAAAATTTTAGCCATTATCTTCTACCGTTTACTTTCAAGTCCATACGAGTAGCTCCTACTCTAAAACCAACACCTAATCTTGCTCCTACACTATTATCATCATCGGACTCTATTCTTAGTGCCGCTTGTCTAGCCCTAAGTCTAGTGTCTATTTTTGTAGTTGTTGCTGTGCAAGTGTTTGTTGAGTCTGTCGCTAGACTTTCTCCTGGATAATTTCTTTGTTTCAGTACAAAGTTAATTGTCTGGCCCGAACCTCCGCTCCCTGTAAATTTTACATCGGGTATGATTCTACTGATGGCTTGAAACTGGTCTCCGTTCCCTAGTGCAAAGTCACTGGACTCTATAAATACGTTATCCATCGGAGAACCATCATCGTCATTTCCCGTTTCATGGTTGTATAAGTAGCCTGTATTGCTTGTGGTGTATGTGGCCATCGGAGTGTCAAATATCCCTTCGTCCAACCATGAACTTCTCGTAAGCTGGCCTATTGTCCAAACTTTATCCTCATAATTAAATACGACATACCTATCAATAACACTAGAACTAGAAGAACAGTAGAACCATCCTACTTCATCAAACTCTTTGTTCACAAAACCAAATACTTGAAACGCTTGTCCTTCGTTAAAATCACTAAACACATAGTTTTGAACAGTGCATGGAATATCTGTAACTGCTCCGTTGTAGGTGTAAAAACCTTTCTTATCCATCCAAAAAATACCTTTGGGTGTGTTGATTGCTCCGTTTGGAGATATCAATCCAACACCTTCGTTAACTAAATTTATGCCAAACGTAAACGGCTGGCCAATGAAAGTCATAGAATATAAAGCTGTGTCTGTCCAGATTAAGGTTTCTTGTCTTGCTCTAACCGCTCCTACAATTTGAGATCCCGCAGATAATCTAAAAGATCCTGCTGTATTTGTAGATAAAGGTTCCCAAACAGCTGCGTTTTCTTGGTCACTCCAAGCCACCAGCATAGGATCAAGTGTTCCTGACCTAGAGCTTCCTGATATAGGGTCAGCTCCTAAACATATAACGTGTCTATCTACATCACTAACTAATACCTGTAAAGCTTGTGTCGGTGCTAGGTTTGCTCCTGCCAAATCCGATAAAGCCACTGCTCTAGTAGTTCCTAAAGTAGCTGCGCTTATGTCGTAATAAAACACGCCTCCCGCTCTAACGTTCATAACCAAGTCTTCACCAAAATTGTCGTGTGACCATAGTCTTAATTGGTTAGCAGCTGTAACTGCTGTAGAGGATCCCCATGTACCTGCTCCCCATGTACCAACTCCCCAACCTGTAGATTCAACATAAACGTCTAAACCTACGTTAATTTGATACGCACCAACAACGGAAGAACCTCCATTGCCGCTATCACTAGCATTTGCAGTTACAGTTGCGTCCGAAGTATCTTTCGCTGTAAGTGTATAACTATTAGCGTTAACAACTGTTGCTATTTGGTATTCTTGATTTAATACAGCAGCAGTTATATTTCCGCCAAGCGTTGCTGCTCCAGAAAAAGTTACAAAATCATTTTGTTGTGCGCCGTGAGCTGTGTCGGTTACCGTAAGCGTAGAACTTCCGTTAGTGGCTGAAAACGTAACATCCCCTGCAGCAGTTGTTAGTCTTATTGGTGTGATGTCATAAAAGTTGTCTCCTTCTTTTATGTAATATTTCCAAGTAGCTCCTAAACCAAGGTATTTAGTTAAGGCTAAATCTACCCAAGCATGCAAAGCTCGAACAGTTGATTGATAAGTATTTAAAGTTGCTTTAGCCCAGCCACCTATTTTTTCTGGTAGTCCTTTACGAAATCTAACAAGGTTAGCATTAAACCAGCCACCTTCGTTAGAGTAATCTGTTCCCTCTCGATTGATCCCTGGACGAAAAATATACTTCGTTAACATCTGTCATTTTAAAATAATTGTTCTGCTAAAATAGCGCCAGCACTTAGTAATAAAGTAACTAAAGTAGCAATAACAAAAAGTTCAAGACGTTTTATTCGATGGATAGTTTCTAACCAGCGTTCAGTACAAACTGCTTCGTGTCTTTCAATATGTGCCGCTACTTCCATTACGGTTTTTTTAGGCATTATTTATCTTTAGCTTTGCCTATGTTCAAAGCTAGAAAATCTATAACTTTATAAAGTTTTGCTAATAATTTATCTCCTTGAGGAGTTGGTGTAACCGCAGCTACAAGTGAAGCTATAGCTATAATAGCTGTAACCCACATAAATAAATTAATCCACATCATCTTTTTCTCCTTTTCCGTTTGGTTTAGGTTCTTCTATAATTTCTAAAGTGCTTTGATAGGCAACTAAAGCAGTTACTCGTATGTCCAGTTGATATTGCAACTGTCCAATCTGTTCCTGAAGATTCTTAATTTCTGCTTGTAAAGTCTCTGTATATGCAATCCTTTGTTGTAGTCTAGGATCTACAGACTGTTCTTCAGTTTCTTGTGTTCTTTCTTCAGTCATTATGAATTAGCTGATATGTATGCTTTACCTGTAGTAATAGCTGTACTGCAATCATTCTTTTTACTTGAAGATGATCCTTTTACGTTAGGTGTATCATCATCTGAATCCACAGGTTCGTAAGCTAATATAATTTCTAAGTGGTCAACATTACGTTGTACTACATCATTTATATCAGCTTGTGACATCTCTGTATCAGCTGCTGCTGTACCACCAACATACTCTGATTTTTTACCATTTGTATTGATGTCGTTAATAAGCGTTACGCTATCTGTTGCTGCTGTTAAGCATTCTGCTACTGTTTGAGCCATATTTATTCTCCGTTTAATTTACTTTCTAATTCTTCGACTTTTGCCGAAAGTTCTTGTACTGCTTTGATAAGAGGGTGTATAAACATTTCTTGTGATATAGCTTGACACCCATCACTTGATTCTGTCCATCCTCCAAATGTGCTTACGCCCGCAGTATCTAAAGCCGCTTTTACTTCTTGTGCAATCATTCCGTGCATTACAGTTGAAGTATCTTTTAAATTTTCTGTCTGATGAGCGTCAAATGTTTCTGGTAATTCATTATTTGGTTTCCATTTGTAAGTTACAGTTCTTAAATCATTTATAAAGTCCAAACCTAAAGTTGCATCTTGTATATCTTGTTTTAATCTTTCGTCTGAGTCTCTAGTCCATGAAGCGTTTGTTGCGTAGGAGTTGTACACTCTACCTACAGCAGTTTGTCCAAAAGCAGTAGTGTTGTCACCTGCTCCTGTTAAATCTGTACCTATTACAATTTGACCAGTTCCAGATGCAGAATTAGGTTTTGATTGTTTTCCAACACAAATATTTTTACTACCAGTTGTTAAAGCATCTGCTGAATCGTAACCAACTGCTACATTATTAACACCAGTTGTAATCTGACCACCTGCATCATGTCCAATACCTGTGTTATTATTTGCAGTAGTGTTGTCACCTAAAGCATTAACACCCATAGCTACGTTATACGAACCAGTTGTGTTTGCGTCTAAAGCCAAATACCCAAAAGCATTATTTTCTGTACCAGTTGTGTTTGCATACAAAGCACGTCTACCAAATGCTTGGTTACTAGATGCAGTTGTATTTGCTGCTAAAGATTCATAGCCAACAGAAGTGTTAAGCTGTCCTGTGGTGTTTGCTCCTAAAGCATCATAACCCACTGCTGTGTTATGTATACCTGTCGTATTTGCATCTAAAGCTATTCTTCCAACTGCTGTGTTACCAGAACCCGTTGTGTTGCTAGTTAAGGCACTTGACCCAAATG